AATCCTGATGTTTGTGCAGAGGTAGCTGCACCTAATTTAATAACTACACCAACAGAGGTAAAGCCTGATGTTTGCGCTGATGTAGCAGTAGCGTTCTTTTGAACGGATGATTCGGCTGTAAAGCCAGATGTTTGAGCAGATGTAGCTACGCCAAAATGATATACGGGAGTTCCATAGTTGGACTTCCCGTATGTATATAACCCGTAGCCTACAGAGGCCATTGTATTAAGCTAATGTGATGTCTAAATCACCAGCATCAAATCTAAATACATCTCCTGAAGATACTACTTTTGAAGTATCTAAGTTTGCATAAGCAAGTAAGTTACCAGCACTTGAAGCATCTAAAACACCTACAGCTACAACAGTTCCATAGTTGGCAGTTGCAGTTGGGTATTCAATAGCTGCTGAGTTACTTGCAGTTGTTGGTGATGTACCAGATACAGTAAAGGTAGCAGTTTGTCTTGCATACGCTGTACCTGCAGTTGTTACTTCAGTACCGCCACCAGTATCATCTGGTGCTACAGTATATAAAGCTACATACAAAGTTGCGGGTGCAGTGTAAGAAACTCCGCCAAAAACATGATCCAATACTTTATCTTCTAAATAATCGCTAAATCCAGCCATTTATTACTCCTAATTATTACTCCAATAGTAAATATTTTTTCTAGCTTTTCCATAAGATCTTCTTCTTGGTATCAAAGATCCTTTAGAAAACTCTGCCCTTTCTTGCTGCATCCTGAGTTCCTCTAAGGACTTCTCAAACTGAGCATTGAAAAGTGGTGCTCTCTCATCTTCCATAAGGAAGACAGATGCATGTTTCAATGATCCATATAAGTAAATATCTGGATGCGAGGCTAATACAAAGTTAGATGTATTAGAATCACTTAAAGCATTTATTTTACTAAAGTATGTTAATTGTAATGTATATTCAGCATCAGGGGTAGGGGCAAGTTCCATTGTATTGTCTACTAATGCAAAATAAATAGGTTGACCTGTGACATTGTTGTTTGCCTTTCTATAAATATCCAATGATTCAATAGACATTTGCATTAATGGGCTAAAATTATTGGATGTAATTTCTACATTAACAGCTTCCAACCAATCGGATGGTAGAGATAAATATTGTGCATCTGCGGTTGCGGTTGCTCTTTTGATTTGATCTGCAACGCGTAATCTTCTGTTTAATTCGGCTTCGGTATTGTCAATAAATATATCTATTTCAGATGTAAGATCTGATCTGTTTAGATAATTCGCTATGTTTGTTTTTAATTCGCTGTATGTCATAGTTTACCTTGCCATGTTCTAAATACTTTATTATCTGAATTGTTTAGCCATTTCTTCCATGCTTTCATATCGTTAGCCCATCCTTCGCGACAAGCTCTTTGATAAACTACTAATGGGACTTCTGCAACATGACGGAAGTCTTTACCTGGTTTTACATATTCTGCAATGTTTTTACAATGCTCTATGACTGGCTGAACATCCTGTGTGGTGTGATACACAAGTTTATCATCTTCTGTGGCAAATTCGTGTGTATAACCAGTTTTATGATCTATTAATGTTTTTCTAGCCATATTGCTTTTCTAAAAGTTCAACAACTTTAATTTTATCATTGACTTTAGCTATTTGACTAATAATTTTAAGAATAAAAAAAAGGCGGAGTAGAAATTAATCTAACCCCGCCTCATCCCGATCAATTAAGATACATTAAGGTCTGCAACAATACCATGAGCAGCTTCGTTGGATACTTCTAATCCATACTCAACTACGATCATTTTTGTCATAGCGTCACCTATAGTTGCGATATCAACAGTTTTGAAATCTCTTAGGTATGACACTTTAGCAAATTCAGGATCAACAAGAAGCAATGATCTTTCTCTTGATCTGTTTGATGGAACGATTTTAAGTTCACCAAAGTCAGATGAATAGATAGATACTGAAGCCTCTACTGTATTAGCATCTACAAATTGTCTTGCTTGTGTTCTACCTGTGAAACCAGAAATAACTTGTTTGTTATGTGGGCCACAAATAGCTAATGATGGTTCGCCACCATTAGTGAAGCATAGTTGTAGAACATCTTTAAGTAGATCTTCAGTTAGAGCTCTTTGAGTTCCGTCAGTTGGAGCAGCACCGCCACCTGTAGAAGCACCACCAGTTCCTCTTGAATCGTTTGAAGTGATCCAAGATTCGAAACCGCCAGTTACCCTTGCAGTTGAAGCGTTACCAGTTGTTTTAGCTCCGTTCTGAGAAAGAGCTTCTTCCATATCTCTTTTAAGAGCTTTAGACATAATAGCAAGTTGGTGAGCCATTTCTGATCTCTTACCTGCTGGATCTGAACTCTCTTGAGAGCCTGTTACTGTTGCATCTCTTTTTGAGATCATACATACATTACTTTGCCTTACAGTAGCGGTAGCAGCTGCTCTTGAAAGTTCAAAACCTTCAAGTTCGCCACTTGCACTAGGTACAGGTAAAGATTCGGTTTGCCAATCAAACACCACATTTTTAACACTTCTTTTGCCGATTGAGGACATAAAGGGAGTTTGCATTGGGGAGATGTTGTAAATGATATTACTTAAATCTTCCCTGTCAGCAGTTGCGGTGTAAGTATCAAAAGCGTTAGTTACTTTTGCCATGAGTTTACTCCTATATAAAAAATTACTTTAACATTTGTTCAAAAACTTTGGCTGCATCTGATGTTTTACCAGTTTTAGCCAACCTTTGTTTTGCTCTCTTTGCTGGTGCTACCGATTTTATTTTAGTAACTGCGCCTGGTCTTGCAACACGAGCTGGTGCTTTTTCGGTTGGTTTTTTCTTAGTTGCTTGAACAGTTTTATCATTCAACCAAGCATTACGCAAACCAAGCAAAGCTCTATAGTCGTAGATCGTATCCATTTCTTGTGCTGTATAGCCAAGAGCGTTGATTCCGTAATCGCGAATAGCTAACTTTTCTTGTTGGGCGATTTCTGGATTCTTCCATTCTGGAATAATCTCAAGAAGTTTTTGTTGTCCGTATTGTACGAACTGTGCTAATTGCCCTTGCTGTTTTTGATAGGCCTCTTGTTGAAGCCTTTGGTTTTCAGCTTGAGTAGCTCTTAACTTCTCTTTTCTTTCATCCCAAAGTTGCTTTTCACGAACATAACCAACAGGATCATCTTCGTACAACCTGTTCCAATCAGGCTCGTTAGCTAAATCAGCACTTAATTGTGCTTCTAGTTTAGGTAACAACTGAGCATAGATTGCATCTCTTTGCGCTAACTCTTGTTGCTGTTGCTCAATAAGTTTTCTTTGTTGAGCTAACTCTTGAGTTTTGCGCGTGTAATCTTGCTGACGAGAATATCCGCTTTGGAGTTCTTCAAGCGTGACCTCAACTTCTTCTCCGTCAATCTTGACTGTATAAGAAGTGGGTTGCTTTAGTCCGTCCTCAACCTCGTTTTGTTCTTCATCATCAAATTCGTCATCTTCATCAAACTCGTATTCTTCATCTGCTTCATCTAGTTCAGCATCTTCAGGTAACTCATCTTCTTCGATGACCTCTACTTCGTTTATATCGACTTCTTCAACTGTATCCTCAGGGGGAGTTAAGAAACTTTCAAAAGCTGAAGTAGCTTTTTCATTATCAGTTTGTAAAGCAGTCGGTTTATCCGTTATTGCCATAAAATACTCCTATATTGTATTTTTATAATATTTTATACGAATTGTTTATAAAAAGAAAATATCAGACTATGTTTCTGATTTTGTTTATGTAGGATTGGGTGAGCTTTCCTTTTTCAGCTACGATTCTTAGGTGTTTTTCTATCTCTGATAATAATAAGACTGACTTATGTAAATGCTCTCTACTATTCACATTATCTATATCTTGATCTTTTAACCAAGCATCAATATAAGATTGTTTTAGGTTTTCTAAAACTTCTTTAAAGATTTCTGAATTTAATATTTGTTGAGCTTGTTCAGCCTTGACTGCTTCTTCGTGTGTTATAGACATTAAGCAAATAATCCTGTTGGTCTTGGTAACTTAGGAACTCCAATGCTAGGAGTTGATTCTAAAGCAGCTAGCCTTGCTTCTATATCAGAAAGACTTATTTGTGGAATACCAGATATTGCTCTATTAATATCTTGTTGAGTTACAAATTGAGAAACATCAGGCATCTGCACTTGAGGTAATGAACCAAGTATGTCTGACCTTAAACCACTAATATCTTGTTGTGTTACAAACCTAGATATATCTGGTAACTGTGGTTGTGGAATTGATCCTAAGATATCTGACCTTAACCCACTAATATCTTGCTGAGTTAAAAACTGTGATGTATCTGGCATCCTTATTTGCGGTAAAGATCCAAGTATGTCTGATCTTAACCCACTAATATCTTGCTGTGTTAAGAACTGTGATGTATCTGGCATTTTTATTTGTGGCAATGAACCAAGTATGTCTGATCTTAAACCGCTAATATCTTCTCTTGATACAAATTGTGATGTATCTATTTTAGGAATATTTAAAGGTATGTCTTTTAACAAAGATGGCAATTCTTCTCTGCCAATAAATCTAGAAACATCTACTTGTGGTGCTTGTGGTAAACCAGCAAGAATGTTTGGTAATTCTTGTCTACCAATAAATTGTGAAGTATCTATTTGTGGAATCTGTGGCATTTCAAAACTTGGAATAGAGGGAATAAAAGATGGTAATTCTTCTTTGGTTACAAATTTAGATGTATCTATTTCTGGAAATCCAAGTGATTCTCTTAGGCTTTTAGTAACATCTTCTGGTATTTGTATCTTTGAAAGATCTATATTAGAAAAATCAAACTGTGGTATTTGTCCAAAGAAATTAGGTAAAACATCTGGAAAAAACTTTTGTGCTGATGGAATAAATCTTTCAGGCATAGGTGTACCAGTTGGTGCGTAAGGCATCATTGGTTGGCTTGGTCGAGCTACCTGTCCTGTTGTAGCGGGTGGCGTAGGAAATACTGGTGCTACATCTCTTGGTAGATTAACTACATTAAGATCAGCTTGTGTATAACCCATGGGTTGTTCTGGTGAAAAACTCATACCAGGTGCTACTACTTGTTCAAATGGCATACCGCCAGCAATCTGCTGTGCATATCTAAAACCAGATGAATAAGTCGGATCTGTTGCAATCGGTACATAACCGCCAGCTAAATTAAATCCGCCACCGCCTATAGGGCCACCGCCATATACACCTCTTTGTGAACCTACTAATGGGATTCTATTAGCAATAGATTGTCTTATTTGTTCAATATCGTAACCTTTTACAGGAAAGCTAAAATCTTCTTGTAGTAATTCGTCTGTTGGTATTGCCATATTAATCTGTTATTAGTTTATCTATTTTAGCATCAAGTTTATCTAGTTTATCAAATATTCTTTCAAACTCTATATTGAAGCTGCTTTTGGTTACATACTCTTTTGCTATTTCTTCTCTAGTTTTATTAATTAAAATGCCGAGTCTTTGTTGTTCAGAATGATGTGCTTTTAAAACAAAAAAGATTGGTGCAAAAACCAAACTGATTATTACATTCCAAAATATGACTGCATCTTCCATATCAATACCAATCAGTAGCTCCAGAGATGAGGCCTTGGACGACCATCTTCCATTTCTCCGATATCCAAATGTATAAATCTTCCATCGCCTTTTTGATTTACTCCAATGCCTTTAAAACCATGTGCTATACCCTTGTATAACACTTCTATTGCTTTCTCGTGGCTTACAGCAATATCTACTGCAATACCCTCTGCGTGCGTGCCTGGCTTACTTTTCTTTGCTTCTATCGGATGCTCTGGGCATCTGTAGCCAGATGATATAACTAGGGGGAATCCTAAGTCATCACGCAATAATTGTAGTTTATCAATTAATTTATGATTTATCTCGTTTTTACCACAATGTTTGCAAGCAAATTCTTCTAATTTAAAATTCTTCCAGCTCATTTATCGTTACTCGTATTGGATGCACCAAAGTAAAAAGATATTACAGCACTAG